CGACACCACCCATACCATTCTTAATCCTGAGAATGTTATAGTTGACCGCATACGCGCGAATAAAGTGACTATTAGCTCCTCCAACAGTATCGAGAGTTATCTTTGCGCTATCTATACGCGAAAAGTTTAATGTACCTGTTGGTTGTGACTTGTTCATTGTAAGACAGAATGGCCATGATGTAATTGGCATAGCATCACCGCCTTCTGAAAGAACGGAACAGTGCCTGTCTGGAGCGACAATTCTATGATATTCTTGTGACATATTTTCGAAGAGTGGTGTACCGTTAATATACATGGACGCACTGTCAAATGTATGTGTAGCACCTGTACCAAACGCGGCAATGTGTACGGCCTTAACGGGGTGGTTAAAGTAAGTAAGATCAATGGATGTATCACTAGCAGTCATTGGTTGGAACTGTGTTTGTGTGATAAGCATTTCATGTTCTGATTTAGCAAAGAATTCGCGTTCCTCTGTATCGAGGAAGATATATGAACCATATACCTTTGGTGTACCTGGTGTAAATGCACCGTTTCTACACTTGATTCTGATTTCAACCTGGTGGTATTGGAGACCGACGAGGGGTAAAGATTTGGTCCAATCTTCACTGAAGAAGAATGGGATAACGTAGGAATTGTCCGAATGGTTATTACCTTGGTCATCGCAACCAACCCAACCGGATGCTTTCGCTTGGGATTCATTATACAAGTGGGTGTGAACAGAATTAATAAATCCTGTATCTATCTTGGAAACTTCTTGACCGCCTACCCAAAGTGAAAATTCGGTTGGTTGTGTGAAAGCGGCGTCTGAGTTATTATTAAATATACTATCTTCGTTGTTTTTATTATTGATATTTGTACCTTCAATCCAGACATAGCTTAAGAGATCCCCTTTGGATTTAATTGGGATAGAAACTTCGTTTCCCGAACCAAACGTACCGATATAATCGAGGCGTTCTGGTTTAATTGCGAAGTTGGTGTGACGTTTATAGTTTTGTCTGAAGAACGAGACTTGTGGGTCGCCTGTGATGTACACATCTTGGGCACCGACCGATACGAGGTCAATCAAAGCAGCTGACATATTTTACTAATATAGTATATTAAAAAAATTGAGCGATAACGTAATAAAAGAAAATGGTTGTTTTTCAAGCACTCACATGGGAAACTGAAGATAAACATGGTGAACACTTGATACATATTTTTGGGAGAACAGAAGATTGTAAATCTGTGTGTGTAACAACCGCATTTTCACCTTATTTATTTATAAAACTTCCAATGGAGGACTATACTGCGCGTGCTGAAACATATTATACCAGTATTATGAGATCGTGTCCTGGTTTAATAATGAGTTATGATATTCAATCTTCCATGGATGTTTGGGGGTTTCAAAACTGTAAAAAGTTTTATTTTATGAAACTTAATTTCGATACACTCGCACATCGTCGTAAAGTTTCTTATATGCTTAAACATTCATTGCGTATATACGAAGATATTTTACCACCTAACGATTACGGTGAACCACGTGAAATTCCGGTACCTGAATACGTTAAATTAAAACTTTACGAGTCTAATTTGGAACCTGTTCTGAGATTAATGCATATAACTGGTATTCAATCGACTGGGTGGTTAGATTCTGGTGATGATTGTATACACGTCAATTATGCCAATACTAATTTGGATCTAAAGTGTTTAGATTGGAAAACACTTAAACCAGTTGATAAACCTGAAACTGCACCTTTCGTTGTAGCTTCCCTGGATATTGAGTGTAATAGCTCTACTGGTAAATTTCCTGATGCTGATATACCTGGCGATTGTTGTTTTCAAATAGCATTATCACTTTGTTATTTTGGTACAGACGTGCCTTACGATAAGACGTGTTTCTGTTATAAAAAGACAGATCCAGAATTACAAGACTGTACTATTTTGAGTTATGATTCAGAAAAGAGTATGCTTGAGGCGTTTAGCAAATATCTATTAACAATGGATGTTGATATCATTACGGGTTGGAACATATTTGGTTTCGATATGAATTATATAATGACACGCGCAAAAAATGTAGGATGTTCTAGTTCCTTTTATGAAATGAGTAAACTTAGGAACCATAAATGTGAGATGAAAATAAAGAAGTTATCTTCTAGCGCACTTGGTGATAATGAACTTAAACTATTACCCATACCTGGTCGTTTTATTTTTGATATGTTTCATGAAGTTAAAAAAGGGTACAAACTCGATTCGTATAAACTCGATAACGTGTCTAAATTATACCTTGGTGATCAAAAAATTGACATGCCCGCGAGGGAAATGTTTGCTCGTTTTAAAGAAGGAGATCCGATAAAATTACGCGAAGTCGCAGAATATTGTATAAAGGATACTTTACTTCCTCATAAATTACTTTCTAAATTATGTACACTTGTAAATCTTCTAGAGATGGCAAAAGCGACATGGGTTCCGTTATGTTATTTAGTAGAGAGAGGTCAACAGATTAAAGTGTTTAGTCAGTTAACTAAAAAAGCGAGGGAAATGGGGTACCTTGTTCCTACTATAGAATGGGGTCAGGGTCTTGTCGATGGGTACGAAGGAGCAACTGTATTAGAGGCACAGAAGGGTGCGTATTATACACCTATAACAGCACTTGATTTTGAAGCCCTGTATCCATCTATAATGGTAGGGCATAACTTATGTTATTCGACACTGATTTTGGATCCAATTTATGAAAATAAAAAGTTTTATCCTGATTTAGAAATCGAAACGTTTGGTAAACATAAATTTGTACAAAACGTACCGAGTCTTATACCAAGTATTTTAACAGAACTTAAACAGTTTAGAAAACAAGCTAAACGCGATATGGCCAATTCGACGGGATCTATAAAAGAGATGTATAACGGTAAACAATTGGCGTATAAGATTTCCATGAACTCTGTATACGGTTTTACTGGTGCGTCTAAAGGTATGTTACCGTGTGTACCAATAGCATCTTCAACGACCATGAAAGGGCGTATGATGATTGAAGATACGAAGAATTACGTTGAGAAACATTATCCTGGAGCAAAGGTAAGGTACGGAGATACTGATTCTGTTATGGTTGAATTTAACGTCGGTGAACGTAAAGGTGAGGAGGCTATTAAATATAGTTGGGAACTTGGTGAACGCGCGGCGGAGGAGTGTACAAAACTTTTTAAGAAACCAAACAATCTCGAACTTGAAAAGGTATATTATCCGTATTTTTTATACTCAAAGAAAAGGTACGCCGCAAAACTTTGGACACAAGGTAAAGATGGTAAAATGAATATGGATTATATAGATGTGAAAGGTCTTCAACTTGTTCGTCGAGATAATACACCATATATGCGTGAAGTATGTAAAGAGCTACTCGATGTTATTCTTGAAAGTAACGATACAACTGCGCCAAAAGCACTTGCTTTACAACGCGCGGTTGAATTACTAGGGGGTTCTGTTCCGAATGAAAAACTTATACTTTCACAACAATTGGGTGATTCATATAAGTCTGATAATTTACCACACGTACAGGTACGTAATAAAATGCGTGATAGACAACCTGGTTCTGAACCACAATCTGGTGATAGAGTTCCTTATATTTTATGTAAAACATGGGATCCGCGAGCAAAAGCGTACGAAAAAGCTGAAGATCCGAAGTATGCGCTCGATAATAATATGGATATAGATTATCCTTATTATTTCCTTAATAAATTTATTAATCCTGTTTGTGATTTAATCGATCCGTTATTTGACGATCCTAAGGAAGAGATATTTGGACAACTCATAAAAAAGTCTAAACCCGAAAAGCGTAGTAGACTTTGTGATTACGATCCTAAACAGAAACGTATTTCTGACATTTTTAAACTTAAAAAATAGAATAGTATATGTAATAAGAGACCATGGACGATATAGATTGTATTTTCCGTGAAACGTATGAAATGTACGAAAAAAATTTAAAACAAGCTATTCAATCAAAACTTATTAAATTATATCGGGAATTATCGTCTCGTTATACTAACATGATTTTTACTGATTTTTCAAAAAACTGTCAATATGTAAATGAAGACAAGAATGTGGAAATGCCAAACATATTGAATGAACGCGAATATGACAATAGAGAATATTCCGATTGTATATCGGCTATGTTAAAGCATACATATACTAGAATAGACAAAGTTATATGTAGATCCTTAGAGCGTATACATAGAGAAAATAAGGGTATAATTGATTTAAAGTCAAATATCGATTTGATTCAAGATACTCATAAAAAATCACGCATGAATGGTATTTTATGTCTTGGTATTACTAACAGGGGTACTATATGTAGCCAGTTAGCTGTACGAAATATTGGAAAATTCCAATTTTGTAAAAAATGTGCTAAAAATGCAACCGTAGACGTTACACCTGTTAAAACATGTCTTAAATATACCCACAATGTAACACCTACGTCTACTTCTGAAATTTCAAATGGAAGTGAATATGAAGACGATAATCCATTACCGTTCGATACAACGTATTAAACAAAGTTACTTAAAGTTATGGTTTATAGAATCTATAAGATGAATAGATCAAATGTATTATTGACATCTATAAATAAATTTTATGAAATACCTGAAAACTGTGATATATTAACACAAATATTAAATAAATCGGGTGGTATATCGTTACGAAATTTAGAATGGTTTATTACAAATTATTCTAAAAAAAATAATTTGACTTATAAGACTTGCGATGGTAAAATTTTTAGCGTTCACGTAGCATATAAATCGAGTTTGGATGGGTATAGTAAAAAGTTATTCGATCCGTTTTGTAGAGCGGATAAAATTACATATACTATACCGGGTACAACTAATGAAATTCATACTACTGTAGCGCAGTTAAATTTCATTAGATGGTGTATAAAAAACAACATAATAGATTACATAAAAGATCATAAGTTACAGTTATTTAATAAGCGCGTGTCATGAAACCATTTTCAAACGAAAGTGTTTGATAACCTACATAATACATGTTAAGTGTATAGTCACTCGTTAACCCACTTGTCATTTTTACATCTAAAACAGTTCTATCAGATTTAAGTTGACTAAAATCTAAGCTTCCCGATGGTTCCACATTAACCGGATTCATCGAGAACGCATATGTGTATATATTTCTATATGGTCTAGATAAACGATTAGATAATGGTACGGTATATTTGAAATATTTATGATCAGTATCTTGAAATCCCGGAACATCTTCGCCGTTTATAAATATTTTAGCGCTGACCATTGGTGCGTTATAAAATTCATTTATTATAGAATACTGTACGTTAGACGAAAAATTATACCTATTAGCAAACACGTTTGCTAATAAATTATTACCACCTGTGTGTATAGTTTCATTTTCAAACGCTTCCTGTCTAAAAAACCAATTAATACTTTTAACTGGTATTTTTGGAACAAGTTCGAGTTTAGCATTGGTTTCTCCGGCTGATATAACGGTAGATGGATGTTTCTGTACTATATCGGTGATGAGAACATGTTTATTATTAGCGATGTACGAACGTTCACTATTTTCTAATGTAATTTCTTCAGTTACTATATCGAAACTGTTTAATGTGATAGTACTCGTATAATCAGTAAAAAATGTTTGTGGTCTGAATTTTATTTCAAACTGGATTTTTTGTTTATTAATAGCACATGTTGGAAAATATGGTCTATTTGGTTTATTTGTTTCATATTCATCGCCTTCGTATTTTCTCGAGAAGAAAAATGGTATAGGTATAAACAATTTTGATTTAAACTGACTAAAAATTTGATTACCAGCCAACAAAGATGTATCTTCAGCTAAATTTCTGTTAACTGTGTATCTTTTTGTTCTTTTTTCTGATTCGTCTAAATAAAGTTCATCGTATATTATTCCCCAATCTGAATGAAATGTTTCTACGATTGTTTCATCTACACGCATTGTTATAGATTCAATCACGTGTCTACCAACCTGATCTGCGTAATAATAATCATTACCACCTCCGGATGGTAACCCTGGAAGTTCCATGGAAATATACATATTCGATAAAAGATCTCCCATATTTCTTGGGTTAAGAGTGATTTTAATGGTTTCACCAAATGGCCAATTTGCTTTAGCATTACCTGGTTTAATTATATTTGTACTTTTATGAAACTTTGTAAAATTAGAATGTTGTTTACTGTCGTAATTAAAGAATGAATTTGTATATTCGTTTTCTAACAAATAAGTGTCCTGTTTACCTATCGCATTTAGTGATAATATAGCGCCTGTATCTGGTCCACTTGTATCACACATACTACTTATTACAATACAATTTTTTAAATATCGTTATACACAATTATTTGTCTATTTTTAAAATTATTTGATACGTATTTATGTAACGAATTGTACCATACTAGTAAATAATTTTTAGTCAATGATAAAGATATTTTAGGTAATGGTTTACATTTCCCTGTTTCTATATTTCTCAACTCTTTTAAACTTGGTTTTTTTATATTTGTAAAACAAGAATAACATACACGATTTATTTTTAAACCGTAAAACTTATAATACGTATCATTATTGTATAAAAATATAGGATTAATACGTCTATATTTTCTAACGAGATCGCGAACTTCTTGATTATTCGATTTAATATACGGTTTTAACGGTGCGTTACAACCAAAACAAAATCCCTTACACTTAATATACATAAAAGAAAAACAAGTTATTCTTTTATGTACTATAATGAAATTAGACAACCAGATGGAACTCCTATTATAGGTATAAATTATGAAGAAGAAAGACCACATGTGGTAGATGTTTTACCTAGCAATGAAACTCGACAAGTTCAACAACAAGAACCCGAGTATAAATTGTTTAATTCGGTCATGATAACTTGGTTAAATGTATTTTTAGTTGCATTAAGTATACATTATACAATTTTGTATGATAATCTCTTAACTATACTTAATTGCTTGGCGTGTGTATTACCATTACATAGTATAGAAAATAACAGTATGTATGGTATTTTAGCATATACTATTTATATTATGATTGCTATGTTATTAACAACATTTTTAGGTCTTTATGAATATATTTGGTATTATATTATATGTAATGGTATAATTATATGTATTTTTATAACCTCAGTCGTCAATTATATAAAATATATTAGGAATCAAAACCAAATCCAAAATGAACACGTTGTATGAACAAAAAGATTTAGACATTGCCAGGGGTTTATATGAAAATCAAGATGAGAAATGTGAACGGTTTGCGAGAAGTATTCATAAACTCAGAGAGTCTCGCAAACAGTACGATGATAAAAGGGAAAAATATAAAATCAAATTTATTGAAACTATTCCCGAAAAGAAAATAGAAAATAGAACAAAAACTAATATATGTGTTGCCATGACAATGAGTGGTAAAAGGTGTAATTTTAAAGCATCTTGTGGAAATTATTGTAAAAAACACAAACCTAAAATTTAAATATATTGTAATAGTAAAATGTTAGATCAGGAAACACTCAGGCCTGTCATAATAGCAATGGCACTTTATCTCGCACTTTCTCAGCTTATACCAGAACTCTTTAAAAAACCAACTAATATTAAATTGATAGATGATATAGTTGCAATGCTTATCGCACAAAGAGGTTCGCTTACATCTGGTACCATTTTAACTGGTATCATTGTTCTCGCTACGAATTATATTAACGACGAATTCTTGTAAAACATTTTCCTTACCCGTTAACATTCTTGTTTTTGGATGATCCATATACCTTAACTTCTTGTTATATGCATCTTCCATAAATTTCATGAGTTGGTTTACATCAGGTTTACCCCATTCCATACCAGCTTTATATAAAAAATCATCCCTTGGTAACTTTTGAAGTTCGCATTTTATCACGTAAGGTGTTTCTATATATTCAGTTGCGCCTCCGTAATCTGTTATAATTACTGGTTTATTTCTTACCGCTGCTTCCACAGCACCCATACCTACACCTTCAGACGATGAAAAACTTACGTAACAATCTGATTTATTATGTATATCTTCCATATATTCATCAGGTAAAAGATCGTTAATTATTGTAACATTTGGTATATTTATATTAAATGGTTGTTTACACGTTGCTTTAATAATTAATCGCGCGTCGGGTTTATTTAACCGAATGAAACATTCTAATATTTTATTGAAATTTTTACGTGGATCGTATACGTTACCTATATGATAAAACGTGTAAGGTCTTTTATCGGGTATGTGTGCGTGTAAAACATAAAAATGTTTAGTTGGGAATTGTCGTTTAAATACTTTTTTACAATATTCACTTGGTACGGCAATTTTATCGAATAAATCAAAAAGTTTACCATAATCTTCATGAACTGTTTCGGTTTCACATACGGTCATACACGTAACATGTTTTATTTTCCTCTTTATTTCGGGTATTCTATCTAACCAGTATTTTACAGGAAGCGCAAATATAAAAGCACTATCAGATTCGGGTATTTCCTGGTTTATTTCTATATACTTAGTGTATCCAGGATCAGGAAAAAGGTCCATATATTTTTTACAGTGTTGACCAATTCCACTCAGGAGAGTTGGACCAATGAATAACATTTAGTATAAAGATTATCTTTCTTTTATATATATTACACAATGGACTCTGTTAGAGAAAAAATTACAATTGAACTTGCGAGATCTAAGATTCGCACTGAAGAACTTTATAGCATTATTAAAGATATTGCTGATCACATTGAACCACCAAAGGCTGTACCAGTTGCTAAGCCAGCACCAGCACCAGCACCAGCACCAGCACCAGCACCAGTTGCTAAACCAGTTGCTAAACCAGCCGCTAAACCAGCCGCTAAGAAGATTGTTTCTCCAACAAAAAAGGCTCCATCTAAAAAGGCTCCAGCTAAAAAGGCTTAATAAGTTAAAACCTTGTTTGCATAGGCACATGTACAGGAGGAGGAATGTTTGTGCTTTTACGATTTATTAAATAAAATCCACCGCCTATTAATAGAATTACTAAAAAAAGGTAATAAAGTGGATATTTTTTCTTTTTTTCCTTTTCCATTCTATCAATATCCTCCTTATCTGGAAGTTTTTTAACATTTACGTTAAGATCTTCAATCTTCCCGATAAGTTTATGTAAAGCTTCTAAAATTTGGACTTCCCTATTTATAGGTTTTTCTTTTACGTCTATCGATGTAACTTCTAACGTCATAAACCATTCAGCGTCTGTCTGTAACTGATCGTATGTATTATCACCTTGTAATTCGTATATTTCAAAATCCAGTTTTTGTATAGATATAGGATTGAATAAATTCGTTTCTCTTCTAAAACTTCTCCAGTGTTTATCATGTTTTTTATAATTGTTAGAACCGTCAAAATCTCTTTCTAAAGCTATTCTCGCAAATACTTGTCCCTTACGTTCATCTAAAATCTGCGCAACTTTAGGTACGTCATCGCATATAATATCAATGTATTTAGCACCGTTACCCGTACCATTACCCGTGTTACCGACTTGTGTAACATAAAAATCAACTAATTTTAAACCACACACTTTACTAATATCAGCAACATGTGTATTAGACGAAAGGTTAAGATCTATAGTAAATTTATTATTCGTACCCGATACAAAATTTGAATCAATTGTTATGTACTGTACTTTTTTAGGTAACTCCTGGAGTGAAACCATCTTGTATTTAGAATATAAAAAAATAAACGTAAATAATAGCATGTTTACATTTTATTCGAGTGTATCTCGTTTATTACCATGGAATAAGACAAACCCGTTAAAACCTGAAAATTCCTGTTCATCTTTATACCCTACGGTTACAGAAGTAAAAAAACAGTTAGATGCAATGTTAGCCCCCGATTTTTCTAGAGATAAGATTATGTCAACAAACGATACTGGTGAGATTGTTATTTTAGAATATTCTAAACACGACAAAACATTCATTCATTACAGACCTAAGTATTTCAAATATAAATAAATAATTAAAAATAATAACAAATAAATGAAATGGATTACATGCATTTACACACCTACGATTATAAACTCGCGTTCTGTCAAGCGACAAACGAACTTTGTGAAGACGTTCAGAGGATCATATGGGAAAAATCCCAAAAATATGAATACGAAAATATCGCGTGTCCGGGAACCCCGAAAAAAAACAGAGAAAGAAGAGATTCACAACTTCCAACTAAAAGACTCGAAACGTTGGTCAGAAAATGGAGAGAAAAATGGGGAGAACCCGATAGTTTCTAAACGTAAATCAAGTACTACTGTTATAACTATAATGAAAGGTGGTAAAACAGCTTATATATTGGTAGATGATTTAGAGATTGAAGAGATACAAACGCGTATTGAAATAGCTACAAATGGTTCGATGCGAGAGAAATTTGGATCATATATTTTTTTTAAACACGGATAAAGAATTAAATAATTATATTAAATAAAATGAAAAGTGTAATAAAAAATACAAATACTCGTACCTTGGTATGTTTATCACCTAAAAATCGTCGTAAAGTCGTGAAATGTATTAATAAACCAATGGAAGATTCTGAAAGAAGAGGAGGAGAAGCAAGCAATATAGAAATACATGATTCCCAGAAGAAAGAATCAAAACGCTGGTCAGAAAATGCGGATAATCAGAACCAACTATATAATCGTATGAAAACAATGGCTTATGAAGAGTTTTGTCACACAGATTTTAACCGCGAAGAGTACGATTCATATTCATTGGTTTTATACAGAACAATGTTAAACGAATTGTCATACGAAAGACGTAATTTGAAATATACGACCATTTTTGGTGATAAATGGAGAAAATTATCAAAAGAAAATGATAATATTTTATATGAATATGAATTAAATAAAATTCAGAATCGTATAAATGAATCGATTATGAGATGTGAAGAATTTCTCGAAAAAGAAAGAGAATTTAAAAAAAAATATTTTAAAAACGAAAATATAAATTTCGATAATATTATACTATAAATACTCAACGAATAAATTGTAATGTATATTAATAAATGTTAAATATAATAAACCCTATTCAAAAAACACTTAGAAT